CAAGAAAAAGCTTGAAGTCGATAAAGAAGCCGCAGCAGCAATAAGCCAAGTAGAGTCTCAAGTTAAAAGTTTAACTTTAGCACTTACTGGAATAAGTGACCGATGGAAAGATAATCTTGTCGGAGGCTTTGTGCTCGCCTCACAGACCGGCAAGGGCCTTGAAGATGCTATGGTCCGTGCCAAGAAAGCTCTGGATGATACGTTCAATTCAGCAAACGTGTTGAATTCCATGATGGCCCGTGTTGCACAGTCAACCTTTTTGCTTGCTGTGGAGCAAGATATCGCCATCGCTCAGTTCAACAAGGCCACAAGTAGTGCTGGAGAGTTCAGCAATCAGCTAGTTGGTATTGAAAGGAACAATGTCGGATTGGGAGTAAGCACCGGCGATGCCGCAGCGGCATTTGGCACTTTGTTGCAGAATGTCACTTCGTTCGCTAAAACGACCCCGGCCTTGCAATCAGAATTAGCCAACACTGCTGCTAGGATGTCAGCCCTTGGTGTCAGTGTGGAACTAACTGCTAGGACAATGGAAGAGGCCATGAGGCTTTTCGGCATGACCGAAGTTGAATCAATGGATCTTACAAATAGCCTTGCTGCCATGGCCATTCAAATGAATTTGCCAATTGAGCAGGTTATACAAAACTTTAATGCTGCAATACCAGTTCTTGCTAAGTTTGGAAAAGACGCCCCGGATATATTTAGAAAGGTGCAGGTTGCCTCAAGGTCCCTTGGCGTTGAGGTTGGTCAGTTGCTTAACATCATGGGTCAGTTTGACACATTTGAAGGAGCCGCAACGGCCGCAGGTAAATTAAATGCTATTCTAGGCGGAGACTTACTTAACAGCACCGAACTTCTTTTGGCAGACGAGAGTGAACGTATCAACTTACTTAGAGAATCCATTGCTCTTTCTGGTAGAAGTTTTGACTCCATGAGTCGTTTCGAGAAAATGGCTGTTGCGAACGCTCTTGGAATCAGCGACGTGTCCGTAGCTCAAAAGATGCTTAACGGAGACATAGACGCTTATGGCAACGCTTTGGATGCAACCGCTCTTTCGCAACAGGAGATCGATCAAAGAATACAGGCCGCACGCCCGTTGATGGAGAAGTTGGCTGACACTTTCAGAATGTTTGCAATTTCAATGACCCCTGTCGTACAAGGCTTGCACAGTATCGTTAATGCTATTTTTCAATTAAATCAAGCAACTGGGAATATGTTAATTCCTGGCCTGATGTTAGCTGGAGGTGCTGCTGCCCTTATAGCCGGCATGGCAGGAACAGGCTTAGCCGCAACTGCAGGCGTCGTAGGAGGCGCTGGAGCCCTTGGTGTGGGTGCTCTTGGCCTCGCCGGCGCAGCCATGGCTCCTGGGTTCCAAGGCGGCGGCATCGCCGGCGCAGCCATGGCTCCTGGGTTCCAAGGCGGCGGCACAGGCATCACTGCACCGATAGCTAGAGTGCACAAGGGCGAAGGTGTAGTTATGAATCCTCCCGGCTCCTACAATGTGATAACAAACAGAAACATTGATAAGTTGAGCAGGATGATGAGTCAGCCCCGCGCTGCAGCACAGCAAACTCAAAGACAGGGAGATATCCAAGTCGTGCTAAATGTTGATGGCCGCGCCCTTGGACAAGCAACCATCAAAGGAATAGAAAAGTCAGGTAAATACAACGTCAAGGCACTGCCCTACGGAGCAGGTTAAGGAATAAAGAATGGCAGACCACAAAGTAGAAAAGCTAAGCAAGGTTGAAGAGAATAAGAGGAAGCCGAGTACTTTCAAACAAGCCTATGGTTCCGGCTTGACGACACCTCGAAATGATCCGACTGATTATCTTGCATCTACAGAGGGTGGTAATCTAACAATTTATTTTCAACATATTCCCAGTGGCGAGAGGGTTTCCTTCAAGGCGTTTCTCAGAGGTTTTGCTGACAATTTTGAATCCAGTTGGAATTCCGAACGAGTGTACGGAAGAATGGATCCGATTGAAACATTCCAAGGCACAAGAAGAAGTATTACTATGGAATGGGATGTCGTGGCGTTCAGCATAGAAGAGGCAAAAGAGAACCTGGCGAAGGTTGATGTGTTTACCAACTTTTTATATCCAGTATATGAAAGCGTAGCCGGCGGCGCAGGATCTATTAATTCTGCACCACTTTTGAAAATGAAATTTGCCAATCTCATACGACAACCAGGGGCCACAGGCCAAGTGGGGGCGGATGTAACTACGGGCGGTTTGGTTGGAAGGATAGATGGCCTTAGTTATGAGCCAGACTTTGAAGCAGGCGTTTTCAGAGAGGGTGCAAGCAATTCTAAACTCTACCCTCAGACGATAACTCTGGCTTGTAATTTTCAAGTTTTTCACACTCACAAGTTGGGTTATCGCAGAAAAGGCAGGAATAAAATCCAGGCAGCATCTGGGTTTCCACATGGTGAATATCGAAACGCGCCGAATGGCAGCAAGGTTAAGGAAAGTAGAACTGACCGACAGAGACAAGCTGCGGAAACGAAGGTGACAGGGGGCAATGAATAATGGCTTCTAGGTATACAAATAGGGCAGTCGCAACCAACAAGGATGAGAACTACAGACACCTTCTTGAAGATAGAAATATTAGATTTGTAAAGCAATATAGGACGGGAACACTGAGGCATCCAACAGCATCGGAAATAGCCGACCTAGATACGGTGGCACACGTATGGAAGGTGGGAGACCGTTACTATAAGTTGGCACATGAATATTATAGGGATTCCACATTGTGGTGGGTCATAGCATGGTTCAACCAGGCCCCTACAGAATCTCACCTTAAGCTTGGCGATCCGATTCAAATACCTCTACCTCTTGATAGAGTTTTGGGCCTCTTCGACGTATAAGGTTAATCAATGAATTCAAACACCTTAAGACATACAAGACATGCGCTTATCTTCCACGGCGGCGGCCACACCCAGGAGGAGCAAGAGGCGGTAAAAGAGGACGCCGAACGTGCGGATGCCGTTGCTCAGGCGCGCCTCCTTGAGAAAGAAAATAAGAAAACCAAGTTCTCGGAGCAATGCTTCCTTGTGGATAATATGGAACTTTTCTCAGAGAGAAACCGTATAAGAGAAGAAGAGTATCAATATATTACCAAGTTAATTTCCAAAGAACCTTCTTTGATCCTAAACAAGTTTAATGCACGACCGAACGTTGAGGCAATGTTTAATATAACACCGGCCCAAGTCGCAGCACTTGTACCAAAGGTTAGGTTGTACAAAGTTTTCCTTGATGAGCAAGCACCCCGCCGCGTTGTCGAGCTTAAGTTTAACGATTCCACTTCGAAGACAGCCATCGACAACATGCTTAAGACTAAGTTTGGAAGAGGGGACGGAGTTGGTATCCAGAACGTATCAATCGAAACACAAGGTACCAACCCAGCCGAAGGCGCCTTGGTCCGGACCAGCATACAAATCTATTTTCAAAACCTTGAAACTTTAGCAAACCGTAAAAACAGGGAAAGTGATTATTTGGAGTTGATTTTACGCAGAAACCAATTTGAAAAGACCAAAGACGCTAGAGGTATCACCATACCCGGGTCAAGTAAGATAAATCCAAATTATTTTAAATTGGTGGCATCGGTTGGCTGGGCATTGCCTGAAGGCTCTTTTGGCAAGAACGATAAGGCTTTGAGGAGAGTCTTAAAGAGATGCACTCAAACAGTGTTCTTGACATTGATTCATCATGATCTTCAGTTTGAACAAGATGGTACAGCGGTTCTAACAGCAGACTATCAAGGCGCTTTAGACATAATGTTAAATTATAGCGATTTTGATGTCTTGAGTATAGGCGATCAAAGCGCCCTAGAGACTCAAGACAATACGCTTGAGTATAAAGAAAATAGACTAGCCAAAGATAAGAAAGAGATTAGTGAATCGGAAAACTTTAATGAAAAGCAGAAAACTGAAAAAGCCAACGCCATCGACAAAAAGCTGAAAGAACTGAGAAAGCAGAGAACGGAGTTATCCGACGAGGCCCGGGCCATTAAGTACTCTAGGATATTGACAGACCTTTATACAAGGGATAAGATATCATCAATTAGACTTACAAAAGAAGAGATTGAAAATTATGAAAATGGAGTGGACATCAACCTAAGAGCTATACCTTTGACTAGGGATGACATCGCTCCCCCTGGTAGTGAAGGTTATACGGGCGACATAGCAAACTTCAAGAAGGCGATAAAGAAAGAATCCAGTTTCTTTTCAGATATAAATCCAAGAAACCTACTAGCCAGTTTGGCGATGAAAGTGTGGGGAACGCCAGCTAAGGAGTTAGTAGCGCAAGCTTCCGAGGCACTAACACCAGCCACTAAGGATGGGTTAGTTATATCTTACTTTTATTTTGGAGATCTGGTGGAGGTCGCAGCGAGGATGCTTGAACAAAATAGAGCGAACCCAGCGTACTCTAAGACGTTGCCAGATATCAGGCTGATGCTTGGACCAGTAACTTATGATGTTGTTCGCCCAGGTGGCGCCATTGAGACTCGCACAATGAACATAGCTGATGTCCCTGTGTCTCTTAAGTCTTTTGAGTTTTGGTTCAATAAGAACGTCGTGAAAAGAAAGGCAGATAGTTGGCCCATCAGATCGTTTTTAAAGTCGGCTGTATCAGAGCTTGTTCTCAATGCGCTTGGAGAAGCTTGCAGTCAAACGAAGGGTGTGAGAAGAAGAAATCGTATCGGGTTGCAAAACTTGATGGCTCCTGGTGTTAACGGGAAACATAGAATGCCCACCGGAGAAGTTGACCTGGATGTCTCAACGAAAGTTGTTAATGGTTTCGCTGAAAGCTTTCCTATGAGCACCATGGAAAAAACCAGCTTCAACAAGTATAAGCATTATATATTGATATATGGAGCTAATGAGGTCCCCGATGAGCGTGACCCAAGAAAGAGAGACTCTAGGGGCAGGCTTCAAGATTTTAAAGATGGCGTGTATCATTTCATAGTGGGTGCCGAAGGTGGCTTACTTAAGAGTATTAATTTTAATAGAACGGATGTCCCGTTCCTCAAAGAGGCCCGCCTTACTGCTCAGGATGCAGAAGAGGGGCAATTGAGAGATAAATATGATGCTACCCTAGAGCTTGTAGGTTCTAGCGCCTTGTTCACTCCGGGCCAAAAAGTGTATATTAACCCAACACTTGCTGGCCTAGACAACCCAACGAGAAAGGATTCAATTGCGAGACAACTGGGTTTAGGCGGCTACTATGATATTGTCAGCGTAAAGACCTCTGTGGGCGTCTCTGGCTTCACTACGAGCCTAGACTGTAGGTGGGTTAGTTTTGGGCTGACAGAGGGCTCACGGAAGAAGGCAGAGGCCGCTAGACGCCGTGTATCCGGAGAGGACTCGTTCTTGCCACCAATGGTGGATAAGCCGCACGATGGCGAGCAGCCCCAAGAGCGATCCAGCATTTCTGAATCAAAACTTGAATACGAAAGTAGTGCCTCTTCAAGAATGGAAGAGGAACAAAAGAAGGAAGACATCGATTCAGAGGGCAACAACACTGATAATCTGGCCCAACAAGAGGTTGAAGAGCCTTTGCCGGAATATTATGAAGTCGAGATAACCGCTCAAAACAGGCAAAAGCATATTAATACTTTTATAAAGTTTCTGGAAAAAAGGGTCGACAATGAGAATTTGTCACCAGCAGCTAGGAAGGAGCAGCTTGATGGCATCAAAGGCGTCAGAGCTTCTTTGGAATCTGGAGAGTTCGAGTTACAAGCCTTGGAGGATCCAATTACAAAGGTTGTAGTTTACAGCGCCCAGCCAGCAGGACAACCCGGCATCGCCGATGCGGATGAGTTTGACATTCCAGCAGAAGATGTCGTTGAACTATAGAGGATGATTATGGAACCAAAAGCAACAAATAGATTATCAACCGAAGAAACTTTCGTTCTTAGAAAGCTTTACAAGGATGATGTGTTCCCGCAATTTGGCCCAAAACACATAGATTACTGGTATGGTCAGCGTTTGTATGGTAGAATAGACAGGAGTGAGAATATCGTGACTCCAAAAACAGACCAGTTAAAACAATTATTAACGGACAGGGGGACGCACGTAGCTTTAAATTTTGTTGTAGATTCTTTCGAGAGTATGCGCGGTGCGTTTCAGCAAGGTTTGATAAGAAATACCATGCGCGCCAATGGCAGCCCCTACTCAGCACTCAGAGTTAGACGGGCAATGGAGGACCCTGCGGATATGTATTTGGCATATCTAAATGCAGTCGATGAGCTTTTTGTAACAGATTATTTGTTTAAGAGAGGTTTGGTAAAGACAATTAGATCGTTTGATGAGTACATGCAGCATTACTTGCGTTACATCAAGGACAGAATAGATCTTTTCCCCATGACAAAAACAGGGTTTGTAGCATCAAAGTTTTGCTCCCCTCTCTGCACTGGCTTGGTGATAGAGATAAATGGCGAAGACCACTCCTCCGACATGCCAAAGAAAGATAACTATCTTATGGATCAAAATTTTGAAATAGCCAGAAACACAGCGGAGCAATTTGGATTCATGATGGATAAGAATGCTCCTTGGCGATTCACTGCCGACCTTGCTAACCCTTTTATGCAACGTCATGCGGAGAAATATGGAGTAAAAGAATCTCCTGGTTCAGCGTCGAATATATTTGACACACACTATGACTTAGTGTATAATGATGATATAAAATTACTAAAAAGGTTCTTCTTGTCGTCTTATGGCTCTTTCACAACAACTTTCCCAAACTACAGAGAGGAAAGTCTGGAATATGATAATGGAGAGCCATCTATCACGATAAAGCAAGGTCAGAGACAGGCTTACAGTGCTGCAACTTACAGAGAGAAGTATAAAGACCCTTTCTGGTTTAACCTGTATGCAAGCCTTCGTTTGAGAGAGGCAAGAGTACCATTGACAAATGAGAGAAGAAGTGTTATCCTTAAGAAAGTAAACTCGCTCTTGAAATATGGAGGCCCCATCCGAACTTTGAAAGTGATCAACGAGACAGTGCTAAGTTCTAGTCCAAATCGTTGGTGGATGGAGACTGCCGGAGGTCAGGAATCACAAACTGCAGACACTCAGCCGACCGCTGATGGAGATACACAAGGCTACTAATTGCTATTTCAAGCACTGGACGACAAAGGACAATGTGTTGGGGTCTATGTTGATGGAAAGTTATCGTTCAAAAACATTCCAACGGGACTCACAAGCACTTGGGACTACGCAAACTTTCTCAAAGATCAAGACATAAACTACGCTAGGCTGTATTGCGGTGGTCAAACGCTTGATCAAGCCTGTCCGGATCATCTTTTGGATGAGTGGCATGAGAAAAGTGCTAAATTGAAGGCGTTTCTCAACTCTTTTAAGGAATCTAAGGTTTCTTTGAGGGAAAATTGCTTCTTCGATCTTGTTCCTGAGCGTTTTTTGCTTGATTTTTGTGAGATTAAGAACGAAATAACAAAATATATTCTTGAAAATTACGAAAAACCTAAAAATTATGATTTTTTATTGCAAACAAACGTAATTTTGTCTAAAATTAAGCAAAATGATCTCGATATTGATGCGGATGCCTTAAAAAACAGGCTACACGAGTTTAAAGTGCGACAATTTGTCAATAAACTGGATCGCACTAACAAATATATCGATTTTAACTTGTTTGGTACGAAAACTGGCCGCCTTTCGACGAAAAAAAAGAGTTTTCCCATTATGACAATGGACAAGGCGTATAGAAAGGTGTTGCGCCCGAAAAACGAGTGTTTTGTTGAGCTAGACTTCAATGCAGCAGAGCTTCGGACTCTTCTGGCTCTTTCTGGAATAGATCAGCCGCAAGAAGATCTGCATGATTGGAATATCAACAACATATTTGAGGGAAACGAGACAAGAGAGGAGGCCAAGAAGAGGATCTTTGCATGGCTTTATAATCCAGAGGCGAAAGATCACTCATTGGATAAAACATACGATAAAAGATCAGTGGTAAAGAAGTATTTTACAGGGAGTGAAGTAAAGACGTGCTTTGATAGAACTATCCCATGCGATAGTCATCATGCTTTAAATTATATTATTCAGAGCACGACAAGTGATTTATTGCTTAAACAAATGGTAAAAGTTGATAAAATATTAGAAGGAACAAAATCTTTTATTGCGTTTCCTTTGCATGACAGTTTGGTGATTGACTTATCGCTCGCCGATCGAGGAATGGTCAAAGAGTTGGTCGACATCTTTAAGGAGACGGAATTGGGAACATTTAGAACTAACTTAAGTATTGGAAGAAATTTTGGAGAAATGAAAAAATATGAAGTGTAACAAACTTGTTAGAGACAACATTGTGAAGATTATCGAGGCACAAGGGCGCTCTCACACTTCTCGTGTCTTGTTTAATGATGTGGAGTATGAGACTGCACTTGTTAGCAAGTTGCGAGAAGAGGTGGAAGAGTTTATAGAGGATCCTTGCAAAGAGGAGATGGCAGATATTCTTGAGGTTTTGGATTGTTTGATGGAGTTTTACAGTATAGACCCTTATGCCGTAGAAACTGCGAAGCAGGCAAAGGCACATACCCGCGGATCTTTTAAGAAGCGCATCTACCTGGAAGAAGTAACAGACAAATGAATATAGTAGGTCTTGGACAAGCAGGCTGCAACATAGCTGATAGGTTTGGTGAGCAAGAGGAATATCGCACTTACAAGATCGATAGTAGTGAATACACAAACCAGATTAACTATTACCAACTTAAACAGCGCGATGACTTCCAAGATTATGAAAAGCATTCGTGTGATCTGCGAGAATACTTTAAGTCCATTGATGACGAAGTGTATTTCGCAGTGGCAGGTTCCGGCGACACTTCAGGAGCCTCTCTTTGGATTCTTGAACAGTTGAAAAGGTACAAGCCAAACATCTTATACGTTCAGCCAGATCTTGAATTACTAAGTGGCCAAGCGGCAATGAAAGAGAGAATCTTGAGAGGAGTGCTTCAGGAATATGCAAGGTCTGGACTTTTTGAAACAGCGTACTTGGTTGATAACATGATAGTTGAAAACTTCCTGGGTGACATCCCGGTCGCTGGATATTATGACGGCCTTAATGACATTATTGTTTCAACCTTTCATATGATAAACGTATTTGAAAATACAGAACCTCTTATAGGCACAATTCAGAAACCACAAGAAAGTAGCAGGATTGCAACCATCGGTGTAGCTAGCTTTGAAAGCGGCGAGGAGAATTTATTTTACCCATTTGATTTGGTAAGGGAGAAGGCATATTACTATGCGATCAATAAAGAAAAACTGGAGAGCGATGGAAGTTTAATTAAGAAGATAAAAACACAGATAAAGTCGAAAATGCAAGATAACGTCAGGGTTTCCTACGGTATCTTCCCCACAAACTATGAAGATGATTACATTTTTTGTAAAGCATACACATCCAAAGTACAACTAGAAAAAGAAGAAGAAAAAGAAGAAAATAATTCTTGACAAAGCGGTGTATGTTTGATACACTGTATTCAGATGGTTGGGAGATTAACCAACTATACTATAGCTAAATGCAAACAAGGAGGCAAACATGGCTATTGATATGAGTAAGATGGCAGCTAAGAAACAGGCTCTTGAGAACCGTGGTAACGGAAGCAAGGGTAACTTTTGGCGCCCAGATGACGGAGAGACTACGATTCGTATTCTCCCCACAGCGGACGGAGACCCCTTCAAGGAGTTCTTCTTCCATTATAACGTAGGCAAGAATCCTGGGTTCTTGTCCCCCAAGAAGAACTTTGGCGAGGAAGATCCGTTGGACACTTTCGTTCGCAACTTGTTCAACGAGGGTGATGACGAATCCATTAAGATGGCGAAGTCCCTCATGGCTCGTCAACGCTTCTTCTCTCCCGTGATCGTTCGCGGCGAGGAAGACAAGGGCGTACAGATTTGGGGCTACGGCAAGATGGTTTATCAAAACCTTCTTAACCTCGTTCTCAATCCGGATTATGGTGATATCACCGATCCTGAGAGTGGCACTGACTTGGTTATCCATTACGGAAAGCCTGCAGGTGCTCAATTCCCGCAGACGAAGATTACGCCTCGTCGTAAGTCTTCTGCTCTGTCGGATGACGCTCAAACGACGGAATGGTTGGAAGCGATTCCTGACTTTAACGATCTCTTTGAGCGAAAGACCCCTGAGGAGGTCGGCGCGTTGCTGGACGAATTCCTCTCTACGGATCAGTCTGCAGAGAACGACTCCAGCGAGACAACTCGCTACAGTTCCGGACCACAAGCGACCGGAGCCGCATCGTCTGTCGATGATGCATTCAATGAACTGCTAGGAGCCTAGTGGTCCATTCCCCGCAGGGAGGCATGGGGTTATACAGATGCCTCAACTTTTATATAAGGAGAGAATTGTGAATTTGTTGACAAGTACCATCTTAGCTGTTTGTTTGGCCGTTGGCTTTACATCCTGCTTCGATGAAAAGTCCAACCTTTCAGTGGCTACCGAAGGAGAAGGAGAGGAAGGCGAGAGTGAAGGGCCTGTTATCGTAGGAGAAGGCGAGGGTGAGGGAGAAGGCGAGAGTGTAGCTGAAGGTGAAGCTGAAGAGAATGCTCAGGAAGGCGAGGGCGAGATCACAAGAGCGGTCGATTTTCGGGAATGTTTTGAAGATTGCATGGATGAAAACGACGATGTTGAATCTTGCCGCCTTGGTTGCGCCGAAGCTCGTGGTGACGGCGGAGCCAATCGACCAGATAGAGGGGACGAGGGCGAATAACTTCACATCCGCAGGAAGGCACGGGATTACAGGTGCCTTATTTATTTAACAAAGGAGTTACAGATGAGCTTGCAGAGTAAATTGAGAGAAGCAGAACTAAACGAAGATCACCGTATCACTCTAACGTATGAGACTGGAGCGGATGTTATTCATGCATTTGATGACTACGTTGAAGACGTTTTGCAACACACCGATTTTACCGATCGTGTTGCTGAGGTGATTACATTTACAGGTTTTAAGAACGAGGCAATTAAGGAATTGCGCAACGGCTTTGAGGATTTCCTTGCGGATTATCCTCGCGACGGATCCGGTTTTGAATCTTATGTTTCAGAAGTATTGGCTGATAACATTTACGATTTTAATTTCATTGATAGAACGGTCGAGCAATATGATTTTAAGCGCGGGTTCTTGACTCTTGAGGCCAGTGTTGAAACGACAGTAGGAGAGATCATGGCAGCCCCAGAACATCTCTTTTCCGGATGGAGCACTCGTGTCAGCACCAAGATCGGAGAACTGAAGATCGATGGCTAGCAACGGAAAGGTAAGTATCGCAGAGATGCGCAAACTTCTCAATAAGAAGGCCGGCGGGAGTGTCGCCTACAATCTTAATGAGGACAACCCTACCGATGTTAAGAAATGGATTCCAACTGGCTCACGCTGGTTGGATTCTATTATATGCAGAGGTAAACAAGCCGGCATCCCCATGGGGAAGATCGTAGAGATTGCGGGATTGGAATCAACTGGTAAGTCTTACATGGCCAGTCAAATCGCATCCAATGCTCAGAAGATGGGAATTGATGTGGTGTATTTTGATTCCGAGTCTGCACTTGATTCTTCTTTCTTGGAGAAGGCTGGTTGTGACGTAGACAACGTTCTTTACGTCCAGGCTACTAGCGTCGAAGCGGTGCTTGAATATATTGAGGAGTTGCTGGGAACGGGGAATCAATTCTTGTTTGTTTGGGACTCTCTTGCGTTCACGCCGAGCAAGTCTGACATTGAAGGAGACTTCAATCCATTGTCCAGTATGGCTGTGAAGCCTCGGATTCTTTCAAAGGGTTTGTCGAAACTTGTGCAGCCAATTGCCAATAGTTCTTCGACGTTGCTGATTCTTAATCAGTTGAAAACCAATATCACTTCGAATGTTGCAGAGGCAATGACAACACCTTACTTCACTCCTGGCGGCAAAGCATTAAACTATTCTTATTCGCTCAGAGTTTGGCTAACAGGCCGCAAGGCTAAAGCTAGTTTTATTACCGATGAGAACGGCTTCAGGATTGGCTCAGAGGTTAAGGCTAAGATTGAGAAGTCTCGTTTTGGAACCCAAGGTCGTATCTGTACGTTTAAAATTGTGTGGGGCGGAGAGGATGTTGCAATTCGAGATGAGGAGTCTTGGTTTGAGGCGATCAAATCCTCAGAACACTTGACCAATGCTGGTGCCTGGTTTAGTCTACACTTTGAAGATGGCAAGGTGGAGAAGTTTCAAAAAGCCACATGGCTTGACAAACTTCAGGATAAAAAGTTCCACGAACGAGTACTTCAAATTATGGACGAGGAAGTTATCTTGAAGTTTGAAAACAAGACTGGCAAGGCAGATGACTTTTACGCTTTGGAGGAGGAGCAGGAAGCTGCTTCTGCAGAGAAGGCATGATAGTTTTTGATTTTTCAGAGTTCATCAAGAATGAATATTCTTGCAACCAAGCGCTTGAGAATGACGAAGGTGAGTTGATAGGCCATTGCAAGCTCTTTATTAGAGAGGTGAATGGGTCCAAGCAGTTGCATGCCACCTTTACTCCAGCCGGCGAGGACTTTGACGGCACAAAGCATCCGTTGGTATGGCGAAAGTTACCCGCCGATGCCCCTCTGACCAAGGACTATCTTGTTGATATTGTTTCTGATATAGGCGCAGAGCTTTCACTCTTTGTCCAAGGCAGAAGGAGAGTGTTTGACTGGAGAAATAACTTGTAGTTCTTGAATATTTCCTTGTGTCAGGTCGTCTAATTGATATAGACACAAGGAGATATTATGTTAGCAGCAGCTTTAATTATTGCAGGAATCGCAGTTGCCGTGATGGGTCCACAACCAGTTGTTGTAAATAAAAAGGTAGTGGTACACCGGAGGGCACCTTCAAAGAAGACTGTGATAATACACAAGAATCAAAGGCGATATAGGCACCATGTCCGTCGTCAAAGAGTTAAGCAATTGCGCCGCCAACATGCAAGAGAGTTGAGGAGGCAACAGCGTCGTCATGAAAGAGAGATGACGAAATTACGACGACAGAATGAACGCGAACAGTCGAGAAGAGATAATCAGAACCGGAGAAGTGACAGAAGAAGCCGCAGAAGATGAATTTAGACACTACTTACAATAACAAGCTGTAATTTGTTGCTGAGGTGTACATGAGTGTCCGGACCAACAGAAAAGAAAGCGCCGTCCTTTTTAAGGAAAGTATTTCTCTCCAAGAGAGAGCTTAGATACCTTATATCACTATTGAAAGCTGATGCATCACAACCCACCGAACCATGGAAAGAGAAGCTTTTCAAAAAAATCCAAAAACACTATACAAATGCTAAGAAGAGAAAGAAGAAGGACACACCAGAATGAGACGCATCCGCGTCGGAGATTTGGTCAAGGCTCGTGAAGAACTTGATGTACCATATGATCCTATCGAAGGATTAGGAATAGTTATTGACATTGAGCCCTGGGGAGAGTATAATATACATGTTATTTACTTCTTCGAGCCAAGAGTCATTAGGTGGTTTGAAGAAGAGGATTTAATTTTAGTAAATTCAGCAAAAGAGGAATAATGAAAAGAGTTTTAATAGTGGACGCGTTGAATATGTATCTTCGTTCATACATAATCAACCCCACTCTTTCTTCCAACGGCTCTCCTGTGGGTGGCACTGTGGGTACTTTACAGTCTCTAAACAAGTTAGCTAGAGAAACAAAGCCGGATAGGATTATTATTTGTTGGGATGGATCCGGTGGATCGCAGAAGAGAAAGAGTGTAAACAAGAATTATAAGGAAGGTCGGAAACCTATTCGGCTGAATAGGGCGATTAGAAACCTCTCGGAAAGTGAGGAGATGGCAAATAAGATTTGGCAACAGACGCGTCTTTTCGAGTATCTCAACGAAATGCCCATCATTCAGATCATCGCCGATGGGGTTGAGGCAGACGACATTATTTCATATGTTGCCAGACACCCAGAGCACAAGGGTTGGCAAAAAGTTATTATTAGCTCAGACAAGGACTTTATCCAATTACTAGACGACGAGACAGTGTTGTTGAGACCAATTCAGAAAGAAGTTCTGAACGCCACCCGGGTCGTCGAGAAGTTTGGCATTCACCCAAACAACTTTGCTCTCGCTAGATCGATCGTCGGTGACAAGAGCGATAATTTAGTCGGTGTCGGACGCGTCGGCCTACCAACCGTTGCCAAGCGCTTGCCCTTTCTGTCTGAGGATAGAGATTGTAGCATTGATGAGGTAATTTCATTTTGCGAATCAGTTGAAAACAAGCTTGCTGCTCACAACAGCATAATCAACGGAAGAGAGATTATTGAGCAAAATTATAAACTTATGCAACTTTACGCACCTTCTGTATCTATTCAGCAAAAACAATCCATAACTGAGACTCTTGGCAATTTTGATCCAATGTTGAACAAGACGCAGATTAGGAAAATGCTGGTGGAAGACGGTATTGGGGAAGTTGCTCTGTCAGATCTTTTCCAAAATTTTGCAAGAAACATTTCTGACCACAATGCGAAATAGGAGAAAGAAAAAGGCGATCCCGAAGTTGGATCTTCATCAGGTTAGACACGAGGATGTTAGGGGAAGGTGTATAGAGTTTGTCGAGGCCAATTGGGACACTGGCGAAGAGATACATATTATAACAGGGTATTCAGATATGATGATGGAACTAGTTATACAAGTATTGAAAGAATACAACCTACGATATGAAGAAGGAGATTACTTCAACAGGGGCTATATCAAGAGTTGGTTATGAAAGATTCCAATCGTAAAAAAGTGCTCATGTGTGCACCCATACATTATGATATCAAGTATTCTATCAACCCATGGATGAAAGATTACGATGAGCCTTTAAATAAGGAATTGGCTCTTGCTCAGTGGTTGAGGCTTTATTCCACCATAGAGAGGATGAGTGATGTCACTATTGAGGTGCTAGATACAGCGAAGACCCCAAACAACTGCCCAGACATTGTATTTACGGCCAATGCGGGAATAGTCCACAATAACAAGGTAATCCTTTCAAACTTTAAACATCCTGAGCGTCATTGTGAAAAGCCGTTCTATCGCAAGTGGTTTGAAGATAAGGGCTACGAAGTCGATGAAATATTAGAAAGTTTATATTTCGAAGGCGGCGGTGATTGTATTGTGGTCGGTGACAAATTGGTTGCTGGGTACGGGTTTCGCTCTGAACACATTGCTTTAGAGTTGGTGGCCGAGAAATTAGATTTAGAATTACATGCTTTTAAATTGGCAGACCCAAGGTTTTACCACCTTGATACTTGCCTCTCCATCCTTGACTCCGAAACAGGTTCTGGTTTCTTTTACCCAAAGGCTTTCGAGGATCCGAAAGCTTTAAAGAAGATTTTAAAACTCAAATCTGTATCCAAAAGGGAGGCGATGAAATTCTGTTGTAATTCTGTGGTGTTAGGGGACAATATTGTAGTTCCAACAGGGTCAAAGAAAATCCTTGAATTCTTGCGAGAAAAAGGTTATAATGTATTTGAAGTCGAAATGAGTGAGTTCATCAAATCTGGTGGAGCCGCTCAATGTTTAGTACTTTATTTAAACTAGGAGTTATCATGTTAAAGAATGTTTTGTTTGTCGTAGCGCTGCTATGTGTGCCGTATTACGCCCATGGCCAAGAGGGTGAGTGTGCGGATGGTCTATGTGGCACCCCTGAAGAGTCTGGAGGCGGGGGAGAAGCTGGTGGAGGTAGTGTGTTAATCGCAAACAGTGATCAGGGAGAAACACAACAATATGCCGATGACTTCGATGAGGATGGCTTCGAAGATGAATATGATAATTGTCCTTGGACATCTAACCCTGACCAGATCGACGGTGACGGCGACGGTTGGGGCGATGCTTGTGACACTTGCCCTATAGCTTGGAACCCCAATCAGTTTGACCACGATAATGATGGCGAGGGCGATTGGTGTGATGACGATATCGATGGCGACACTATCCCCAATGGAGAAGATAATTGCGAAACAATTCCGAACCCTGCGCAAGTCGACACGGACACAGATCTAATAGGTGATGTCTGCGATGACGATGACGACGGTGATGTGATTCCCGATTATTTAGATGAGTGTCCACTGCTCCACCGTGCTGATTACAGTCGCGACATGGAGTGTGTCACGGATCAAGATATGGATAACATCTATGACCACCTTGACAACTGTGTGGATGTACCCAACCTGCATCAAGAGGATCGTGACGGCGATGGCCGCGGCGACGTATGTGACACAGATGCAGACGGCAATGGCATTGCTGACCATGCAGAGCATCGTCCAGAGAATCTTGATGCAGAGATTGTTGTTGACAACGGTGAAACAATTGAGGAAGGTGGTTGCAATACAGTAAAAACCTTTTCCTTCCCCCTATTTATTCGTAGGTAGATGATCATATGCATGTGTCACAGCGTATCGGATAAGCAAATATGCGATAAGCGTTATGACACATTAAGGCAGATGATGTTGGAGACCAAAGCCGGCACAAGTTGTGGCGGATGCATCTTTCAATTGAAGTTTCGTTTTGAAAAATGTAAAAAACTCAGAGATGAGAGGGGGTCGACCAAAGATGTTAAAATTCCCAGACAGTAAGATATATTTTCTCACTGACATGCACGCAGATGCTGCAGCATTCAGGCGCAGCATGGAGCGTTGCGAAAAAGATTCCATAATCGTAATCGGCGGAGATACTTTCGATAAAGGTCCAAGCAACCTTGAACTTTTAAGGGAATATAAAAAGTTTATACGTGACGGTTGGAACTTTAAGTTTGTAATTGGCAACCACGATGTACGCCAATATATGGTGTTAAAATATTGGTTTCAACAAGGGGATCCCAAATATGCCGCGGCCTTTACTGCTAAGAGGTTTAGGTCTAGGATCAACCCTTTGCTCCACGAATGTGGTGGCATCGAGAAAGCACAACAAATGTTCCTGTCGGCTGACGGCGAGTTTAACTGGTTCTTCAGGGACCAGCTTTTAATTTATAGAAACAATTCTTTTGCTTTCGTGCACGCAGGAATCTCTGATTTACTTGCGGAAACAATTGAGCAAACAAGCGTGTTCTCAATCAACCTCAGGTTCAGGGCGATGATGAACGCGGATCCGTTTGCCTTGTATTATGGATCATTGGGTTCCGCAATTCGAACAAAGTATCGCGACAATGACTTTGCTTTCACCCCTCACGGCACTGCCACTTTGCGTAAAACAGGTATCAGTGCGATTGTCAGTGGCCACTTCAATGTTTTGGATGGCCACGAACTCAAGATCATGAATGGGACACCACAGTTTTTTTGTGATTGCGTCGTTGACAGCGCCTCTAGAAAAAAGTATAATATGAAAACTCCCGGCTGGGCAGTTTTAGAGATCAACCCTCACACCCGAAAAATAATCGGGAGAAGTTCAGAAAAGACCTTGACACTTTATGAAGAATAGGTTATAGTATAACAATCAAAAACATAACAAGGAGAGATTAATATGTTTAAAAGTAAGAATTCGAGAGCAATAGTAAGTTGGGTAGTTATGATGATTTTCAACTTTACGTGCCTTTGGGGCATCACGAATGACCCTGTAGACGCAATCAAGGCCCTCTTGGTGTGCTACTTTGTCCTCGCCGGTGCTGCAGCCAGTTGGATGATGTTGCAAAATTGGGTAGAGGCAGGAGAGTTAGAAAATGCTGAAAACTAAGAAATCACGCAGCATCACTTATTGGTTAGTCATCCTCGCTCTGTATGTTGTTTCTGCCGCAGTGCACGCCCATGGGTATGATAACTTTTTTGCAGAATTTGCCAGGTACTTCTCCGCCCTCGTAGCAGTGTCGTTTATCGCCGCCGCGGTTCTTGGGATTTCTTTCGCAGCCATGGAATGGATCAGTAGAGGTTCTGACGAATAATAATAACTCTTGACTTCCCTGGTGTATTGCGATATACTAGGGAAGTATTTATTGGCTCATAGCTCAACTGGTTAGAGCACGCTTCTTATAAGGGTGAGGTTCCGGGTTCAAGCCCCGGTGAGCCAACTGCGAATGAGACACTCAGAATGGACAAAGAATGAATCAGGAAAAAGTAGACTTCTCAAAATTTGGTAAATCATTTCAAGAGAAGTTGGCACATCTAATCTTACAAGAGAGAGTTTTCTGCGATCAAATGCAGGAAGTCCTCTCAATTTCTTTCTTTGAGCTAAAGTATTTGCAAGCCTTTGTGCGTAAGATATTTGCGTATAGGGAGAAATACGAGACTCATCCGACTTACGAGATCATGGCGACGATGCTTAGATCTGAGATGGAGGATGAGAGCGGCGCTGTCACAAAGCAGGTTAGGGACTTTCTAGCCAGAAGCTTATCGTCTAAAGAGATAGAGGAAGCCGAATACATCAAAGATGTCTCTCTTGACTTCTGCAAGAAGCAGAAGTTGAAAGAGGCAATGATTAAATCTGTTGATCTCTTACAGCACTCATCGTTTGACGAGATCAGTTCAGTTATCAATGATGCAATCAAGCTTGGTTCGGATAACAACTTTGGTTACGAATATATAGCTGATTTTGAAGATCGTTATCAGCCAAAGATGCGTCATCCTGTCACGACAGGTTGGAAGCAGATAGATGATATCACAAACGGTGGTCTTGGTAATAGCGAGTTGGGCGTCGTTATTGCACCAACAGGTGCCGGCAAGTCCATGGTCCTTGTTCACCTTGGCGCTCAAGCTATCAGAGAGGGAAAAACCGTTGTACATTATACACTTGAGCTACAAGACATGTCTATCGGACTCCGATATGACAGTTGCTTGACCGGTGTACCGATCAATGATCTTACACTTTTTAAGGATGAAGTTTACGAAAAAGTGTCCGATTTCGGTGGCAGGCTCATAATTAAAGAGTACCCGTCGAAGACGGCAAGTACGAATACGATTAAGACGCACTTAGAAAAACTGAAGACAAGAGGAATCGACGTAGACATGGTTATTGTCGATTATGCAGACTTGTTGCGTCCAAAGCGTGTTGAAAGAGAAAAGAGGCACGAACTTGAAAGCATGTACGAAGAATTGAGAGGTCTGGCACAAGAATTTAAATGTGTCTTCTGGACCGCCTCTCAAACCAACCGCTCAGGTCTTAATGCGGAAGTTATCACAATGGAGGCAATCAGCGAAGCGTTCAACAAATGCTTTGTTGCCGACTTTATTTGCACCATATCCAGAACAGTTGAAGACAAAACTGCGAATACTGGCAGAATGTTTATTGCAAAGAATAGACAGGGGTATGACGGTATGATATATCCTATATTCATGGACACCAGTAATGTAAAGATAAAGGTCTTCGAACCCACCAAAGAAACAATAGAAGAGATCAATCAAAGTGCCGCTGCGCAGCAGATGAGCAATATTAAAAAGAAATACCAGTCTTGGAAGGAGAAAGAAAAGGAAAATGCACGACGAAAAACAAGTTAAAGAGAAGACCTTAGAATATTTTAATGGCGATGAGTTGGCCACCAATGTTTGGATGACAAAATATTGTCTTAAAGACAAGCAAGGCAATTATATGGAACTCACGCCCGATGATATGCATCGTCGATTAGCAAAAGAGTTTGCAAGAATTGAAAGCAAGTTCGAAAACTCTCTCAAAGAAGAGGATATCTACGGTCTTTTAAAGAACTTTGACAATATCGTGCCTCAGGGCTCTCCTATGTTTGGGATTGGGAACGATTACGTTAACGCATCTTTGTCTAACTGCGTCGTCGTTGCTTCTCCTGAAGATAACATTTCTTCAATTATGGATTCTGGGAAGCAGCTTGCCAATTTGTTCAAGAATCGTTGCGGCGTCGGACTGGATATTTCAGAGCTACGTCCGGAAAACGCTATTGTAAATAACGCTGCAAGGACCACCACAGGCGCCTGGAGCTTCGCTGACTTCTATTCGTATGTTTGCCGCATGATTGGCCAAAATGGCCGTAGAGGGGCTCTGATGATCTCTATGGACGTGCGCCATCCTGATATCGAGCAATTTGTAACGATGAAGCACGATCTCACCAAGGTTACAGGCGCAAATGTATCTGTAAAGATTAGTGATGATTTTATGCGAGCAGTCGAAAATAAAGAAAAGTTCACTTTACAGTTTCCTGTCGACTCTGATAGTCCCACATATACAAAAGAAGTGGAAGCCGTAGAGCTGTGGACGCAGATTGTAGATTCTGCAACGAAGACAGCGGAGCCCGGGCTGCTGATGTGGGACAATATCACAAGTCGACTTCCAGCAAACGAGTATGACCAATTTAAAACTATTTGTGTCAACCCTTGTGCCGAGATCGCCCTCTCGGCTTACGACTCGTGTCGCTTGATCTCGGTTAATTTGAAAAACTTTGTTAAAAACGCTTTCACAGATAAAGCCGAGTTTGATCTGAAAGAGTTTAGCAACGTTGTCCGAGTGGCAACAAGGTTGTCTGATGATTTGGTTGAACTGGAGAATGAAAAGCTTCTAAAAATTAAAAACTCTTGTGACACTGACGATGAGCGTGCTTTGTGGGACAACATGATTAGCGCTTGTATGAATGGTCGACGAACAGGGTTGGGCACTCATGGATTGGCAGATGCCATCGCTCGCTTAAACCTCTCCTACGACAGCGATGAGGGCATTAGCATAGTAGATGAGATTTACAGGATTATGAAAGTCTCTGCATATGAAGAGAGTGTCAAGATGGCCCAGGAGCGGGGAGCATTCAAGGCTTTTGACTGGGACGTAGAAAAGGAAAACTCCTACATTAAAGA